GGTTTCCTACCTGGTGACCATGAAGATAAGTCTGCACTATATCAGATTCCTTATAAGAACATGGTGAAATACATGTTCGAGATGAATACTGATGCAGATTTTGAGATGTTGTATGGAAACCTCAAGATGCAGGAGACCATTTCCTTCTGGAGTACTTCGTTTATACGAGGAACTACACTTGATAGTGCCATTGTAATAGTAGATGAATGCCAAAACTTGAATTTTCACGAGTTAGATAGTATAATAACAAGAGTTGGTGAAGATACTAAGATCATGTTTTGTGGTGATGCCACTCAATCTGATCTCACCAGAGATAAAGAACGAAACGGTATCATTGACTTTATGAGAATATTGCAGCAAATGGAATCATTTTCCTGCATTGAATTTGGTCTTGAAGATATCGTTCGTTCTGGACTCTGTAAAGAGTATCTAACCACGAAACACGCTATGTCTATGTAATGTTTAATCATGTTGATGTGACACTCCCTCAATTAGAGAGAGAAACTATTGATGGTGTTAGATACTATAAGATTCCTAATGGGGAAGACTTATTAAAATTAGTATCAATTACTTCTGTAACCAGTCACTATAATAGAGACAAATTCGCTAAGTGGCGAAAGAAAATTGGTGATGCAGAGGCGAATAAGATTACTACGAGAGCAACTTCTCGTGGTACTGATATGCATACTCTTACAGAGCATTATCTGAAGAATGAAGAACTACCTGTAGTTCAACCATTATCAGACATGCTCTTTAAGATTGCTAAACCAACTCTTAATAACATTGATAACATTCATTCGTTAGAGGGATCTCTTTTTAGTAAAGAGTTGGGTGTTGCTGGTACAGTAGACTGTATAGCAGAATATAATGGTGAATTATCAGTTATTGACTTTAAAACTTCTAAAGCACCTAAACCACGAAAGTGGATTGATGGGTACTTTGTACAAGCAGCAGCATATGCTTGCATGTATTATGAACTAACAGGAACTCCAGTTAAGAAACTCGTCATTATTATGGCATGTGAAGATGGAACTTGTGAGGTTTATGAAGAGTATGATAAGTTAAAATATATGAGATTACTTGTTAACTACATTAAAACCTTCTTAAACTATCATCTAGAATTACATGGAAAATGAATTTACGACTGTATTAAGTGAAAAGTTTATGAATTCTGCAAAATTTGCTGCAGAAATAGAAAAACTTGTCAAGAACGAAAAACTTAATTACATTGATGCTATAGTATTATTCTGTGAAGAGAATAATATTGAGATTGATTCAATTACTAAGTTAATTTCTAAACCTCTTAAGGAGAAATTAAAATGTGATGCACAACAGTTAAACTTTATGAAAAAGACTACTCGTGCTAAATTACCATTATGACCACACAGGGATGGTTTTCGATTCCTTTACATATTCATAGAGCAAGAGGAGAGGAGTTTAGAAATTTACAGACTGAACTCTTTGATTGTTATAATGCACAGGAATTCTCTCAAATTGATAACTGGACTGCGGATACTCACGAATTAAGTAAGGATCCCTTTACTAGTAATGTTACCAAGAATTGTCCTGTATTTTTATCCTTTGTGGATAAGTGTTTAAATAATTATTTGAATGATATAGGATCACATGCTTCGAGAGAGTATGTAATAACACAGTCTTGGTTCACTAAGACTAATAAAGGACAATATGCACATCTTCATGAACATGGAGGTGCTGATATATCTGGTGTATATTACTTACAAACAAATGGTAGAGATGGTAATTTAAAATTTTTAGATCCGCATAAGAGTTATTCTTCAAATTATATTTTTGAATGTTTGACTTCAACAGATCCAGAATTACCATTAGAAGAGGGATTAGTAGCATTGTGGCCAGGTCTGATACAGCATCGTACTGAACCTAATAATACTGATGATGTTCGTATTTCTTTAGCATTTAACATATCTTTTCGTAGACGGTTTGATTTACTATGATCAAAGTATTACAAAATCCAAACACAGAAAATTATCAGATTTTTAAGGAGTGGGTTCTTGGAACCGATTTCTTTTGGACTTATGTTGAGTTGGGTGGTGTTAAGTTTAAATCTCCTGCTTATAAGTCATATTTTAATGAACAGAATAAGAAAGAAGAAGGTTTGGGTGTACCTTTCTATACAAGAGTTTTTTTAAGGAGACCAGAGATATTACAGTATCCATCATTACATCATGCTGCATCAGAAGAAGTTGATGCTGCTGTTAGGGTTATGAAGGAGATACTGGATTATAATAATGTTGAGATGAATTGTATTTTGAGATTAGCAGTTAATGCTGTTCATCCATTCCAACCCATTAGAAAAGCATTACCTCATCACGATCATCATTTTGACCATAAAAATTTTATAATATATCTAACAGATGCAGGTGGAAAAACCTTTTGTGAGGGTAAAGAGCATGATCCTAAGGAGGATGATGCTATCGTATTTCAAGGGGAACATTATATGGAAACACCTGCGGAAAACCGTAGGGTGATTTTGGTTGCAACTATGATATAATGGATAAATAGTAGTGTTCAGAGAGGGGTTATGTCAGATTTCTTTGAGTCCGAATTTGTCCGAGAGGAGATGGAGACTATCAATGAAATGCAGGAGGAGATCTATAGCAATGTTATGGAATTTCCCACACTTCCCCGTGAAGAACAACTAGATCACTTAGAGATGTTAGATGACTTGTTGGATAAACAGCAAGTTCTTTACACTCGTATGAAACTATCCGATGATCCTCGTGCTATGGAGATGGCTGACAATGTTCGGCAATCTGCTATACTAATGGGGTTCCCTAGGGATATCGATTGTAATGTCCTATTCGCTAATATGCGAAAGACCCTTGATAAGGTCAGAGAAGGACTAGTTGACACAGGACTATGAGTGCCTTATAATAGACTCGTACAAAAGCCAAATCCAATTAACACAGGCCAAATCTATGTCATTTGCAAAGCTTAAAAAGCAATCATCTCTTGGTAGTTTAACTGCCAAACTCGTTAAAGAGGTTGAGAAAACCAATTCAACAAATAAAGGAGATGAGCGTCTCTGGAAACCTGAAGTAGACAAAGCAGGTAACGGTTACGCAGTAATTCGATTCCTACCAGCACCTAATGGAGAAGATCTTCCTTGGGTAAAACTATATTCACATGCCTTCCAAGGTAGTGGTGGATGGTACATCGAGAACAGTCTTACAACTCTTAATCAGAAAGATCCAGTTTCAGAATTTAACACTGGTCTTTGGAATAGTGGAGTTGATTCTGATAAAGAGATTGCTCGTAGACAGAAGCGTAAGCTTTCGTACTACACTAACATATATGTCGTGAAGGATCCAGCAAATCCTCAGAATGAGGGTAAGGTATTCCTTTACAAGTTTGGTAAGAAAATCTTCGATAAGATTATGGGTGCAATGCAACCAGAATTTGAAGATGAGTCTCCAATCAATCCATTTGATTTCTGGCAAGGAGCAGATTTCAAAGTTAAGATTAAGAAAGTTGCAGGATATTGGAACTATGATAGTTCTGAGTTTTCTGCTCCTGCACCTCTTCTTGATGATGATGATGCACTAGAAGCACTTTGGAAGAAAGAGTATTCTCTTGCAGAACTTGTTAATGCATCTCAGTTTAAGTCTTATGAAGATCTCAAGAAGCGTCTTGAGCAAGTTCTAAAACTTAATGCTGCACCTGCTAGACCAGTAGTTGAAGAAGATGTTGATCGTGAACCTGTACCAGTTGCAGCAGCACCTTCAGCAGATGATGATGCACTTGCTTACTTTCAGCAGTTAGCTGAAGAGTAATATAAATAACGAGAGGGAGTCATTCCCTCTCTTTTACCTTACAAATAAATGACTGCATACAAAGGAGATCACTACCGTTGCACTTTTGATGACGGTAATAATGCTAACACTACCGTAGTGGAAGTATACGCTAAAGATGGATCAGATGCTGAGAGAAAAATTCTCATTGCATATCCTACTGCTCAGAATATAGTTACTGCTTCTGGTAAAAATTCATAATGGCAAGGGATAAAGTCATAGTCTATAATGGCGTAGATGGTAAGTGTAGAGTGGTAATTCCCACGGTGGATTGCACTCTATCTGATGATGCTATCATTGCAAAAGATGTTCCTGCTTCGGAATATTCTGTTATAGATGCATCTACTTTACCTCATGATCATTTTAGGTCTGCGTGGAAATATTACCATGATAGTAAGAATGTTACTGCAGATCTTGCAGAAGCAAAAACTATTACAACAGAAATTTTAGAGACAAGATATATTGCCACTAAAAAGGAGAACGCAGACATACAAGCAATAGCAGATATGAAGGGGGCATCTGCATCCCTTAAATCAAATCCTGCAGTACCATATTCAACAATTACTAACGCTACTAATTTAGCAACACTTGAATCATTGATTTAATGGAAAAATTTTCTGATGATCTGAACGAAGAGTACAATTACTCTCGTGAGGATCCTTTTTATGTGCTTGCATTAAGTGACGAAGCTGTTAAAGAATTAACAGATTATGTCTCTAGTTTGAATGATAATGCTTGGCAGACACATCAAACTGATTATGGAGATCAAAAGAATTTTAGATTGTGTGATATTCACTGTCCACCTTCAAAGACTGTAGTAGCATCTATTGGTACTAGTGTATTTGAAACTATTAATAAGAAATATGAGTTTGATATAGAGTTATTTGAATTTCAGATTCTTAGATATGGACCAGGTGGAAACTTTGATTGGCATTGTGATTATGGTATTGCTCCACAGAAAAATGTATGGAGAAAGTTAAGTCTAAGCATACAACTCTCTGACCCAGAAGACTATGAGGGTGGAGACTTGATTCTAGTGGACTATTGTAATAGGCATTGTCAGTTACCTAAAGGTAAGGGTAATAGTATAGTCTTTGACTCTAGATGTCCACATAGAGCAGAACCTGTCACTAAAGGTGAGAGGTTAGTTTTGGTTGGTTGGGCAAGTGGACCTAAACTTCGTTAGATATCTGGATTATGTGCTTTCTTTAGGAAACGAGATTCAAATTGTGATGATGGTGTATATAATACACTATTTCTTGTTTCCATTATAAAGTTGTTAAGATAAGCATTTCTCATTAGTTTTATATTCCTTTTCTTTTCATTCTCTCTGGTCTCCATTAGGAAGTTATTTACTCCTATAACAGGATTAAGAGTAATATTATGTGTATCTGGATGACGGATTGTGAAGTTAGAGTCTACTATTTTACCTTCTGGCATTATTAGTCTACCTGATTTATCTTTTACTTCTGTTGTTTCATAATGATGGATAGCATTCAAATCATTACCATACTTGTCTACACAGAAATTATATAACTGAGGACCAGTTAGTGGCCATTCTGTTTGGACATTAATAATATTAGCAGTTATAAGAACAACCCAATCATATTTGGGGGAACCATACATTTTATCAGCAACATCTTGAGGTCTTTCACCTTCTCTAATAGTGTAAGACCTAAGGAATGTTATATCACGACCAGCATCATCTCTAAGTTTTGCTCTGGTAAAGAGATTTTTAGTCGTCACAAAGTCGTCATTTGTGTACTTATCTGCCAGAGGACTTTTATACCTTATATTTGGTAATTGTCTAAAGTAATGTTGAGCCATTAGTAACCTACTCCTGATCCTGCGTTAGCATCATCATAATCTTCAGCGTAAATTGGGTTGAGTTCTTGGAAAGTCATACCCATGTTCATATGAACTGGTGTTCCATCATCATATGTTGCATAAGTACCACTTCCAGTATAATTCATTTGTATATTTGCTAGAGCACAGTGCTTAAATGAATTTAAGAAAGGATGTTTACCTGATCCTTTCATATAGGATACTCTGTATAAGTGTGGTGTATTCAAGAAACCGAAGTTCTTATCATCACCTTTTCTTGCTGAACTTGATTTTTTAAGAGTTCTTATAATATTTTTTACTTCTTCTGCTTCTGATTTACTCCTAGGAGTTATATTCCAATTGAATGTGAATGATCTAAGAGTTACACTATTAAATAATAGTTCAACATTAGTATTAATGATCTGACCTGTAGTCCTTGCTAGTAATCCGCTTGGTGTTACATTGGATCCAAGTACATTAGCAGCAGATGATATTAGTTTTGATTTTAGATATTCAACGCCACTGGATCCTGGTGC